CGATGCCAGTTTGATTTTTTAGGTTAGTTGATACTTCGGCATGATTTTGTGCATCACCACGGCTAACAAAGCCATTGGCGATATTTTCGGCCTGTGAAGTGCGGTCGGATTTTTCGTACTTTTCTAATACTTTCATCAGCGCTTTCGTACTAATCGCCTGGAACCCTTTCGCATCATCCATAAAAAAAGAGCCTTGCGGTTGTTGCATGGCTCTTTCTATATCATCGCTCATCGTTTTGACGAAATGCTTAAGCTGTTGTCTATACCAAAGCTCCGTTCTCTTGCTCATCTTCACTGGCTTGAACTTGCGTGTTTTCGCCTTCTGGTTCTTCAAAATTTCTGGCAAGTTCATCAGCATTTTTCATGTCCTCAATGTCATCAGCAGAGATATTGGCAAATAAACCACTTTCTCGGAGTTCATTTGCCACTTGATATTCATTTACTACACCATTCTGAATTAACGTATTTGCTGCGGTAGCAAAGGTATTAAGCATATTGACTTGTTGTTCTTGTTTAACCACGGTCAATGGTAAAAATTCAAACCACCAGTCATCAGGTTGCCCGCCAAACAATTCATTGCATAGCAATGTATCAAGCACTTCAAACACAGGTCTCAATCTTGTTTCTTGTAATCGATGGATTGTTTCGTGGTAGTTTTGAATATCCTCATCACCACTTGCCAATCCCGAAACAGATTGCCCAAACAAAATGGTGACTGGCATATCTGCCGCGCCTGCCACCGCATTGCGAAACTCTGTTAGTAGGTCTTTTAACCCGCTGAATGTGAGTTCTTTGCGGTCATATTCGTTTTCCGCATCAAGCAACAGGCTATTGGTCGCCGATTTAATCGACTGCACCGCTGAAATAATGTGAGCGACATCATTTTCCAAACCGGCTGAAATCTTGTCAGACAACCCTGCAATTTTGAAAATATCGATTTTACTTTCAAAAATAAGGTCGCCCACATTCGCAGAGGCGCTATCAAAGCGTTTAAGCACATCAATAATCTTTTCAAGGTCTGATACACCCCAAATATCGTTATCAGATAAAGGCGCATCATTGGCATTGATAATTAATAAGCGAGAATGGTGTACTAAAACAGATTGTGCACCGCCAGTGATGGTATATTCACTATATCGACCAAAGTTTGGTGAAAACACATCGTCATCTTTTTGCCCTGTAGGTGAAATTTTCCATTTAGGCAAGATAATCAGCCGTTTTAAGCGCTCTGTAGGCTGTAACGGCGAGGTGATATTAATAGTATCAGTTACCACCAATAAACCCACTGAACCATACAGACTAGACCACTGCAGCGCTTTAGTTAATGTCTCACGTAGTTTTAATCTTCGCTCGAGCTTAGTGAACTCGTCTAGCTGTTCAGATTTTAAGTCATTGGAAAAAATATCGCGCCAATTACGCACCATATCTTCTGAGCGTTTAATACAGACCTTATTCGCAATCCAGTTATCACGCCATAATGCTTCTATTTGCGTTAAGTCATCTGTTAAACTCAGGCCACGGGCATAATACGTTTGCTCTTGTTTGCTGCCTAACTTCAGTGCTAGTGATTTGATACCGTCTAAAAAATTCATCTTATAAATCCAGTAGTGATTTAGGTTTCCCTAAAATATCCGTTATTGCCATTACCAATGCATCGACTTGGTCATCGTGTGCGTGACTATCTGTTGCGGTAAATGCCTCACACTCACTAATAAAATCTGCTACCCAAGGTGCATTTTCAGGTATCATTACATAACCGCTCTCAATATATCCTTGAATGCCTAAAACACGCGTGTACTTATCTGCATCAACTTGAATTGGTGAGATTGGAATTTGATTATTTCTGCGTATAGCTTGAATTAATCCTGTGCCACTGGCCTTATCTTCCACATTTGCTCGAGTTAATATTCCAGTGTCTTTTCTTGCCTTGTGTTTAGCCCAAACATCTTTTAATGTCTGCTCAAGTTCTGGTGCTTCCCATTTCCCTCTAACAAGATCGAGAATGTAAACTTTTCCATCACTCCCTCTGCCAGCGACAATAAAGACTGAATAGTCATTGTGCTGTTTAATTTTTTGCGCCGTATCAGCGTAGATTGCTTTGACTTTAATCAGTGGAGGGATTTTGTATCGACCAAACCAAGAACCTTTAATAATGCCACCACCCTTATTAGATGGCCTTTGTTGATATAAAGCATTCCACGCTTGAGAGCCAACAGCCTTTCTAATTTTGCTCAATCGCTCTAAATCAAAACGCTCGGGGTGCAATGGCTCGCCCTCTTTGCGGAACTCCTCATCCTCTTCAGCAATCGCAGGAAATTTCACTATGCGCCATTGGTCGCCACCGTTCTTCATCTCTTCGATTAATCGACCAGCTAAATCATCCTCGTGCCATCTTGTCATGCCTAATAGCACGCCAGATTTTGGTGATAAACGCGTATAAAGCGTGGTTGTGTACCAATCCCAAACGCCATCTCTAACTGTTTGAGAATTAGCTTCTTTAGCATCTTTTACAGGGTCGTCAATAATGGCTATATCCGCCCCCATCCCTGTAATACCGCCACCAACACCAGCGGAGCGATAAGCGCCTTTGTGACCCGCAATTTCAAAAATCTCACTATTGCGCAAGGGCTGACCCGATACCGTTGCAATACGCTTATCATTTAAGGATGATTCGGGGAATATATCGTGGTAACTATCGTCATCCATTATTCGCTGAACGTCTCTATTCATTCGGCTAGCTAAATCAGCAGAATAAGAACAGGCAATCATCTGCAAATCTGGATTTTTACCAAAAGCCCAAGCAGGAAAACGACGACTAAATAATTCACTTTTACCACTACGAGGTGGAGCAAATATCATTAATCTAGGTTGCTTGCCATCTATTACATCTTGGTAGAACTGCTGCAGCTCTTTTGCAATGAGAATATTGAACCATCCTGTTACAAAGTCAGGTTTGGTTTGCGTGGTGAAGTGCATTAGCGACTTCTTGGCTTTCTCAATCCGAATCTTGCTCAGGATTTCCTTTGGCGAGTAATTTTTCAAGCTGTTCAAGTTCATCAATGCTTAATCCTGATAAATTTAACTCCGCGCGCTGCTCAATATGCAAGTCACCAGATAACTCCATTTTCTGTGCAAACATCCCTAAATGCTTTCCAAGCAATTCAAGGGCTTTGTTTGCACTAGTTGGCTCAAAAACAAACACTGGGCTATCTACCGCATTCACTGAGCCCTCCTGAACATTTTTAACAACATCAGTAAGCACGACAGATTTACGCCCCATACAAATATCACGTACCTCTTGCAAGTCGGCAATGATGTTATCAACGGTAAGATTATGGCGTTGTCGGTGTGCTTGTTGCAGTTCTTCAATACGGACCGTGATCGGACCGTTCTTTAATAATTCTTTTGCTTTTGTATTGATTGTGCTCGTTTGCATTTTTGAGCAATCATAACTCTGCCGATATGCTTCGCTAGCATTACCAAGCTCAATATAAAGCTGACAAAACTTTTCTTGTTTTGGAGTTAATCCACGCCCAGACGTGGATTTTCCTTTCACGTCTGACATAGGAAATCCTTACTTAATCGGCAGTTCAATCTGCAGTTTATCTTCAAAAACGCTTAGCGTTCCTTCAAGCAATGGCTTTTTACCTTTCCATTGACTTAAGCCAGCACCGCATAAACTCGCAAAACGTTTATCTGACTGATATTCGCCAAGCACTTGGTAATATTGCTCAAGGAGTGTCATTCCGCTTTGAACTAACTGCTCTTGCATAAAATTAAAGGCTTTGATGTAAGCAATCTTGATTGCCATTGCTTTCTTAGTTTTATAACCCATAACCAGCAACATAAAACCGTCTTTTGTCATCTCGAACATTGGACGTTTTTCGCCTTTTTTGTCGATATATTCAACCAAACCAAAATTGGTTCGGTTAAATTCATCATCTCCTGCCTCTAAAATTTCACGAATATCACGCATAACGTGATGATGATATTTACCAAAAACCTTTGCTACCATTTCTGATGTAGTAATCGTTTTTGCATCTTTATTTTGTACAAATTGCTTAAAGTTTTCTGGATTAGCTAATTGCATATTTTTTCCTTCTGCTGAATTTTAGATAATAAAAAACCCGACCATTTCTGATCGGGTTATTTAGTCCTAACAAAACTACCGAGAAGGCTTGGTTTCTACCAATTTAAAGATGTTAGACATTAGTCGTGATTATTTACTGCCTTTTGCTTGATTAATCCACTTATTGAGATTATCTACTTGGCTTGCGCACTTATCTCGCTCTGCTGTTACCTTAACAAGCTGTATGACTACATCACCGTATGTCTCACCAGTAAACGCTGTTTTGACGCAAGGTGTGGTGTAGGCTTGAGGCGGGTAAATATATTCTGCCTTGGTCGTGACTTTACTTGTACAAGCGGTCAAGAGCAGACTGAGGCAAACGAGTGTGAGCACAAGGTTGTGTCTTAATGATTGTTTTAACTGATTCAGCATTTTCTGTTGCTACCCTTTCTATTTCATCATTACGTTGCTGTTGCTCAATGACTGCATCACGCTCTTGTTGTAGCGCAATGGTCAATGCCTTGTTCGCATCTTCTTGTTGCTGAATGGTTTGGGCTTGCGCTTGGTTCTCGGCCTTTAAGCTACTTATCTTCTGAGATTGATACCAAGTCCAACCACACAAGCCCAAAATCAAGCAAAGTGCGGTTAGCTTTAAGGCTGTTTCAAATCGGCTAAACATAATGCTTTCTCTTTTTCTCGACGAGAGACTAATCCAGGTAATATCTTTCCGCCTGCATATACCCATTTGGGATATTCGTAACAGGCTTGATGATAGTTTCCAGATCGCAATTTTTTGAATAAAGTTGA